GAATGGTTTAACGCTAGAAAGGGCAGGATAACAGGTTCAATGGTTGGTGCTGTGTTAGGTGTAAACCCTTGGTCAACACCTGACGATGCAATGCGAACAATGGTTCGTAGTTATTTTGGTGCTGAGTCTGAATTTACTGGAAACATTGCGACAGAGTACGGCGTGACAAATGAACCAAACGCCACTAAAGATTTAGAAATGACAACTGGTTTCAATGTCGAAGAAGTTGGATTTCTTGTGCATGTTGATCATGACTGGTTAGGTGCGTCACCTGATGGATTCATAAATGATGATGCAGTAGTAGAAATAAAATGCCCGTTTGGAAAACGTCACGATGTTGATCCAGATTTTAAATCAGCACTTGACCAACCGCATTATTACGCACAAACACAAATAGAAATGTATTGCAGCCAGCGCACAAAATGCTATTTTTATCAATGGTCACCTTACGCTGACAATCTTGAAGAATATGAACTGGATCAACTTTGGCTTGACGTGAATATACCCAAGTTAAAAGCGTTTCATGATCAATTTTTAATTGAATGCAAAAGCCCTGACAAACATCTAGCGCCACTCGTTAAAAGCGTAAAAGCTGACAAACTTGCGACAGCATACAACACCGCAAAAGCGCATTTAGAATTAGCCAAACAAGCTGTTGATACTGCAAAAAATGATTTGATAGCATTAGCAGACGGTAATAAATGCAACATTAGCGGCTTGCTAGTATCGCCAGTTGAAAAAAAGGGATCAGTGTCATACGCCAAAGCAATCAAAGATCTTCTGCCGGGTGCTGACCTAGAACCGTATCGAGGCAAATCAACTAATTACTGGTTAGTTAAATAATGCTCCGCCCATATCAACAAGCGGCTTTTGATGCCGCCATCACATACATAAAAAAATGCTTTGAACCATGTCTGATTGAAGCCGCAACTGGTGCGGGCAAGAGTCATATCATTGCCGCGATAGCAGAATGGATCCACACAAACAGTGGTAAAAAGGTATTGTGTCTTGCTCCGTCCAAAGAATTGATCACGCAAAACCACAAAAAATACTTATCAACTGGCAACCCAGCATCAATTTACTGCGCTAGTGTTACCAAGTCGCTTACTCATGATGTTGTGTTTGGCTCACCTCGTACCGTTTTAAATTCAATAGAAAAGTTTGGTGATAACTTTGCTGCAATAGTCATAGATGAAGCTCACGGCATCACGCCAACTGTAAAACAAATTATTGAAGAAATGCGAGCCAAAAATAAAAAAATACGTGTGATAGGGCTTACGGCAACGCCGTACAGGCTGGGTGATGGCTACATATATCAATACAATGAACAAGGTGAACCACTGCCAGACTTCCAAACAAAGGATCCTTATTTCAATACGCTTGTTTACAAAATAACTGCCAGTGAATTAATTGAAATGGGATTCCTAACAAAACCACACGCCGAACCCGTTCACGCGCAAGTTTACGACACAACAGGTATCATTAATCACACTGCCGCCGAATATGAACAAGCGTTTGAAGGCCAAGGGCGCAAAACCAGTATGATCATCTCTGAAGTCGTAGACATAGCGCAAAACAGAAATGGTGTAATGATATTCTGCGCTACAATTCAACACGCTCAGGAAGCACTGGAGAGCCTGCCGCCAGCTAACAGCAGGCTAGTAACTGGCAAAACACCAAAAGCCGAACGTGAAGAAATAATTGAAGGGTTCAAAGTTAAAAAATTTAAATACCTGGTAAACGTTTCAGTATTAACAACGGGCTTTGATGCCGAGCATGTTGACGTTGTTGCACTGTTAAGAGCGACCGACTCGGTTGGTTTAATGCAACAGATAATCGGTCGAGGTTTGCGTTTGTGCCAAGGCAAAGACGATTGTTTGGTTTTGGATTACGCTGGTAATATCGAACGACATTGCCCAGATGGTGATGTGTTTAACCCAAAAATTGAGGCGCGTTATAAAGCTTCAGAATCTTTCGAAATGGATGCAAATTGCCCTGATTGCGGCGTGAAGAATATATTTAAGGGGAGAGACAACCCAGAACGCTTTGATCATGACGTTAACGGGTATTTTGTAGACTTGGAAGGTAATCATATATTAATAGATGAAAAACCAACGCCAGCGCATCACGGGCGCAGGTGCTACGGGCAAGAATTAATCAAAGGTAATGCCGAGCGATGCAATTACAGATGGTCGTTTAAACAGTGTTTAGAATGTGATCATAAAAATGATATTGCCGCTAGGTATTGTGAAAAGTGCAAAGGCGAACTAATTGATCCAAACGAAAAGTTGATATTAGATTTTAAGCGCATGAAGTCCGATCCGTATACATCAAGCACTGATAAAGTGATCGCATGGCGCTGTCAATTATGGACAAGCAAAGCAGGCAATGAATCTGTTCGCGTTGACTATACGACCGAGTTTGCAACGTTCCCAGTCTGGCATTCGCCTAGTAAGAATTCACGCAATATGCGAATTTGGGAGTTATTTTGTGGTGCTGTGTTTGGTCATTACATTGAATCACCGCAACTGTTCATGGATAAAATAGACGACTTTGAGGGCATTATGCCAAAAACGATAACAAGCGAGAAAGACAGATCCAGTAAATTTTATAGAGTGTTTGACTACAACAGGGGCGAAGATGAAATTCAACAGCTGGCTTAAAGTTTACGGTGATAAAACGTATAGAAATAAAAAATGCCCACCTGAGTCATCCGAACAAATAACATTTTTTAATGTGCTTCGTCGTGAATATCCAGAACTAGGTGCAATAGCAATCCACCCACGCAATGAGGGTAAACGTTCAATACAGCAGACACAAAAACAAAAAGCCGAAGGCATGACAGCAGGCGCTAGTGACATCATAATCCCCGGCAACCCAACTTTTGTTTGTGAACTGAAACGACAAGATCACACAATGTCAACATGGCAACCAAACCAAATAGCATATCTTGAAAACTGTAAAAACAACGGCGCTTTTGTATGTGTTGCCCTAGGTTACAAAGCGGCGTTGGAGGCACTAGAACAATGGAAGAAATAAACAAACAACTGGAGCAAGTGTTAGCGGGTGAACTGTCTGCAAATGACGCACACAGTGACGTTCAAGCATGGTTAAGAGTGTCTGTGTACAATCTTGCTTACTGTGTTGCAAGTCACGCGACAAGAGCAGGTAGGGCGCAAGCTTTGGAAATGGTAAAAGAAGATCAACCCGCTTTTTATGATGATGTTTCACATATGGCTAAATTAATATTTAAAAAAAGCTTTACAGCTTAATTTGTATGTAATATATTAATCCCACTGAAGCAAAACAACCCAAGGAAATAAAATGAAAGCATTAATAGGCAAAAAGTTAAAAGGTACAGTGTCAGGGCTTAACGCTACATTTGAAGTAGTTGCAATTAAAAACATTCTCGGTGAGTCTGTTGCAATCTTAGAATGTGTCACGTATGGCGTACCGTTAATCAAAGTCAGTATTTCTGACATTGAAAAACCTGTAAGAGCATATATTAATAATGCGCCCAAAGGAGCAAGAGTGATGACTAACCAAAAGATTTTAGACAATGCGCCAGATGGTGCGACTCATGTTATGGGTGGTAACTGTTATTGCATGGAAAACACAGAATATGATTATAGCGAGGATGGTTATGACTACCTGACTTTTAGAAACGAAGATACATCAGGAAGGCATCGCTCACTAGCAGACATAGCTAAGATTGCAGAGCTTGAGAATCAATGGATTAGTGTTGAGGATGAAATGCCTAGCGCAGAACACGCCATGGTCATCGTTGACTTTTACGGTGGTAACGTAAGTGTCGGATATCCTCACAAAAGAAAAATCCTAGACGAACCTATGGGCATGTTATTTAACGGTGTAACCCACTGGATGCCATTACCTAAGCCGCCAAAGGAGCAAGGCGAATGAATTTATACAAAATAAGCCAGTCAGTAAACAATGACTACGACACTTATGACTCAGCAGTCGTAGCAGCACCAGATGCGGAAAAAGCCCGTGTAATGCATCCTAACGGGGTTAAATCAGACCGATTGGATAGAAAAACACCTGTAAGCTTTAGCATGAGTGACTGGGTTGTTTACCCAAGTGACGTAACAGTAGAACTTCTCGGCGTAGCTTCAGAAAAAACACAACGCTCAGTTATATGCTCTTCATTTAACTCAGGGTAAGGAGCAAAAGTGATGACTAACCAAAAGATTTTAGACAATGCGCCAAAAGGTGCAACGCATTATAGAAAGAAATTAAATGCAAGAGGTCATTTATACATGATTAATATTGAAGGTAGTAACCCACATCATTTTATATGGCTGGGACATACTTGCGGAGGGTGGTCTAAAATGCCATTTAAACACCCGAATTTGCACACGTTTACAGAATGCAAGGAGCAAGGCGAATGAATAAACATATTGAACTAATTAAAAAATGGTTAGCTAATCCTGAGTCGGTAAGTCAAGAAGAGCTTCAAGATAACTACAACTCAGCGCAAGAGTTATGGGAAGGATTTTACGCTACTGAGCAGAAGAATCTTATGGGCATTACCCATTCTGATTATGATGTGCAAGTATCTAATGCGGCTTACGCTGCAATGGCTAACAAAAGAGACTGGGCGAACTACTGGATTAATCATATAGAGGAAACACAATGATACCTATCACATTCAAAGACTTTTACGA